AGACGTCTGGGATATGATTAGCCTCCCAGCGATTCTCCCCAATGGCAGACCACTCTGGCCTGAGTTCTGGAGCTTGGATGAATTAAATAAACTGCGCGATGAACTGCCTCTTTCCAAATGGCAAGCCCAGTATCAACAAGATCCAACCTCTGAACAAGGCGCTCTAGTTAAACGAGAGTGGTGGCAAGTTTGGGAAAGCGAAAGACCGCCAGTCTGTGAATTTGTAATCCAGTCTTGGGATACCGCCTTTACTAAAAATGAGCGTTCAGACTACTCGGCCTGTACGACTTGGGGAGTCTTTTATAAAGACGAAGATCCTAGTGACGCAAATATTATTCTGTTAGATGCCCTCAAAGAACGGCTTGAGTTCCCTGAATTAAAGATCAGGGCAATGCAAATGTATAGGGAATGGGAACCCGATGCGTTTATTGTGGAGGCGAAGGCCTCTGGTGCGCCACTTATATTTGAGCTAAGATCCATGGGAATACCTGTACAAGAATTTACGCCAACCCGTGGTAATGACAAGATCTCACGTGTAAACTCTGTGGCAGACATGTTTGCATCAGGAAAAGTATGGGCGCCAAGAAAGCGCTGGGCCGAAGAAGTCATTGAAGAATTGGCTGCTTTCCCCAATTCCGACCACGATGACTTGGTTGACTCAAGCACACAAGCCCTTTTACGTTTTAGAAAAGGCGGGTTTATCAGATTACAAACAGACGAGGAAGAGGATATTAAATACTTCAAGTCTAAACGAGCAGTTAGTTATTACTAAGGAACGATATGGCTATTGAAAAATCACTCTATGAATTACCCCAAGGTCTTGAGGCTGCTGCTGCTATGCAAGAGCCGCTTGAAATTGAGATTGAAAATCCTGAATCCGTAACGATTGGACTCGATGGCTTAGAGATTAAGATTGAGCCAGAAGAGGAAAGCGCGGACGACTTTGACGCCAACCTTGCCGAATACTTAGAAAAGGGTCAATTAGCCGAGATTTGCGGTGATTTAATTGGTGATGTAGAAGCCGACATTGGTTCCCGTAAAGAGTGGATGCAGACCTATACAGACGGCATTGAGCTTCTTGGAATGAAGATTGAGATTCGTTCAGAACCATGGGAAGGTGCTTGTGGTGTATATCATCCCCTTCTCTCCGAAGCCTTGGTTAAGTTTCAAGCTGAAACCGTAATGGAGACTTTGCCTCCAGCTGGTCCAGTTAAGACTGTGATTGTTGGTAAAGAAACCCCAGAAAAGATGGCTGCCGCGGATCGTGTCCAAAAAGACATGAACTACCAGATCACTGAAGAGATGCCAGAGTTTCGCCCTGAGCATGAGCGTATGGTCTGGGGTCTTGGACTATCAGGTAACGCCTTTAAAAAGGTTTACTTTGATCCCAATCTAAACCGCCAAGTTTCCATCTTTGTTCCTGCAGAAGACTTGATTGTTCCGTATGGCGCCTCGGATCTACAGACCGCTGATCGTGTAACCCACGTCATGCGTAAGACCGAGAACGAATTAAAGAAGCTCCAAGTCGCTGGTTTTTATCGGGATGTTGATCTTGGAGATCCAGTTAATACATTTGATGATGTAGAAAAGAAAATTGCCGAGAAGATGGGTTTTCAGGCAACTACAGATAATCGGTATAAACTCCTAGAAATCCAAGTAAACCTCGACATTGCAGGTTTTGAGGATAAAGATGAAGACGGCAAACCAACAGGAATTGCACTGCCGTACATTGTCACCGTTGAAAAAGGATCGCAGACCGTATTAGCGATTCGTAGAAACTGGAGACCAGAAGATGAGACTAAACAGAAGAGAAATCATTTCGTCCATTATGGGTATGTTCCAGGCTTTGGCTTTTACTGCTTTGGCCTTATTCACCTTGTCGGCGCTTTTGCTAAGTCTGGCACTAGTCTTATTCGGCAGCTCGTGGATGCTGGAACCCTTAGCAACTTGCCAGGTGGCTTTAAGACCCGTGGCTTGCGAGTCAAAGGAGATGACACCCCGATTTCCCCAGGTGAGTTTAGAGACGTAGACGTTCCCTCTGGCGTATTAAAAGACAACATCCTTCCGCTTCCATACAAAGAACCTAGTCAAGTTTTATATAGCTTACTCGGTACCATCGTAGAAGAGGGTCGTAGATTTGCCTCGGCATCCGACATGAAGATTGCTGATATGTCCGCTAACACCCCAGTCGGTACGACTCTGGCAATCCTAGAACGTACCTTAAAGGTCATGTCTGCGGTTCAAGCTCGCGTTCATTACTCAATGAAACAGGAGTTAAAACTCTTAAAAAACATCATCCGCGACTACACCCCTGACGAATATGAATATCAGCCAGACGTAGGAAACCGTTTTGCCAAGCAGTCGGACTACGACAACTGTGACGTCATTCCTGTCTCTGATCCTAATGCCGCAACGATGAGCCAGAAGGTCGTTCAGTACCAAGCGGTTCTTCAGCTGGCGCAACAGGCTCCTCAGCTTTATGACTTAGGCCAGCTGCACCGCCAGATGTTAGAGGTCTTGGGGATTAAGAACGCTAAAAAACTCGTCAAGATTGAAGACGACCAGATGCCAGAAGACCCTATTACCGAGAATATGAACATCCTAAACATGAAACCTGTTAAGGCGTTTATGTATCAGGATCATCAGGCACACATCACAATCCACATGAATGCCATGAAAGACCCAAAAATGGCGGCTTTGATAGGGCAAAACCCACAGGCTCAGGCAATTGCGGCAGCGGCAATGGCACATATTCAACAGCATTTAGCCTTTGAATATAAGAAACAAATGCAAGAAATGATGGGAGTGCCTCTGCCTACGGGTGAAGAGGACGAAGCAATCTCACGAGATATGGAAGTTCAGATCTCACAAATGGCGGTACAGGCTTCCAACGCCTTATTACAACGCAACCAAACCGAAATCGCTGCCCAACAAGCCCAACAAGCAGCCCAAGACCCAGTAATTCAAATGCAAGCGAAGGAACTTGAACTCAAACAGGCCGAGGAACAACGCAAAGCAATGAAAGACCAAGCCGATGCAGCAGAAGCAGCTGCAAGGTTGGAAGTAGAAAGAGAAAGAATTGCCTCTCAAGAACGAATTGCTGGCGCTCAGCTTCTGGCAAAAACAGAAAAAGACGCTATGGAAGTCGAAATCAAGAGAATGCAAGAACTTTCCAAGATGCAACAACTAACTAATTCTCAAACAGGAAGACGATAGTGGATAAAAACTTGGATTACCTCTTAACTGAGTACCGTGAACGTATAAATATGCTCCAAAACGCTATTTCTACGGGAAATTGTGTCAATTATGAGGAATATAAGTACGCTTGTGGACAAATACGAGGTCTTGAGTCCGCATGTTTATCAATAACAGACCTCAAACAACGAATGGAGAAATCTAATGACTGAAATACTAATCGGCTCAAATCCCGATGATGTATCAGCGGTAACAACTCTGCCTCAAACAGCAGAGGAAAAAGCAAGACAACTACCCGAACCCTCTGGATATCGCATTTTGTGCGCTATTCCTGAGGTTGATGAGACTTACGAAAGCGGCATCCTCAAATCGGATACCACACTGCGTCACGAAGAAGTCCTATCAACGGTGTTTTTTGTTGTGAAAATTGGCCCTGATTGCTATAAGGACGCAAGCCGTTTCCCTACTGGGCCTTGGTGCAAAGTTGGTGACTTTATCCTAGCCAGACCAAACTCTGGCACACGATTAAAGATCCACGGACGCGAATTTAGGATCATCAATGACGATTCTGTAGAAGGAATAGTAGAAGATCCCCGTGGCATAACCAGACCTTAAGGAAAAATCATGGCAGAACTACAACTAGATGAATTTAAATTCCCAGACGAATCAGAAAATAAGACTGAAGAATTAGAGCCTATTGAAATTGAGATTGAAGACGATACACCCCCAGAGGACAAGGTAAATGCACAGCCTATGCCAAAGGAAATCGTTGAAGAGCTTGACAAAGATGACTTAGAGGAATTTAGCGGAGAAGCAAAGAAGAAATTGTTGCAGATGAAAAAGATCTACAACGATGAACGCAGAGCAAAAGAGTCCGCAGACAAAGAACGTCAAGAAGCTATTGATTTTGCTCAAAAAATCATCGAAGAAAATAAAAAGCTTAAAAACAGGCTAACAACTGGTGAGCAGAGTTTAGTTTCTAGTTACAAAGAAAACATAACTCGCGAACTAGAAGAGGCTAAACGGTCTTACAAAGAAGCTTATGACTCTGGCGATTCTGAGCTTTTAGTAAATGCCCAAGAAAAGTTAACTGAAGTTAAATTGAAATCTCAGGAATTAGAAAGATACAAACCTGAATTTTCAGAAGAGGCTTTACAATATCAAGAAAATGATGTAAAAATACCTCAACCACAACGTTTGGACTCAAAAACCCAAGCGTGGCTGGACAAAAACAGCTGGTATGGAGTTGATGAAGATATGAGCTACCTAGCAATGGGTGTTCATAGGCGCTTGGAAAGAGAAGGAGTTCCGATAGGATCTGACCACTATTTCAAGTCCATTGACACAGAAATGCGTCAAAGATTCCCAGAGAAATTCGGGAATTCCGAAGAGACCAAAGACTCTTTCGAGGTAGAGACCAAACCCTCTACAAAAAGTAAACCGAGCACGGTAGTTGCGCCAGCGACTAGGTCTACCTCTCCAAAAAAAGTCAGACTTACGCCAACGCAGTTACAACTGGCAAAGAAATTTAATCTAACCCCAGAGCAATATGCTCGTGAACTAACTAAACTGGAGTCCCAAAATGGCTGAAAACAGAAAACCTCGTGAAGTAGAAACCCGTCAACAAGAAATGCGGCCCCAGCAGTGGAAACCGCCTGAATTGTTGCCAGAACCAGACAAGCAATCAGGATTTGCTTATCGATGGATCAGAGTAGCTACTTTAAATACTGCGGATCCCCGCAACCTATCTGCCAAACTCAGAGAAGGATGGGAACCTGTACGTGTTGAGGAACAACCGAAGTTT